TTCAGCCTCAATTTATCTGCTAATTCAGTGATGAGAGGACGTTTAGACGCAAGAAGGACGCTGAAGAGCTTAGTTGCGGATTTGAGGATATATAAAACTAAGCCGCAAGTTCTTCTCGAATGATATGTGGAATGAAGCCCGGACTTTTAGCAGTTGCGAAGCGTGGCTTGACTTGATTCAGTCAGCACGATTTGAGGCAACGCCCCGTATGGAGAGTATCGGAGGTCGAGAAGTCTCTTATACAAGAGGACAATATCCTGCATCCATAAGATTCTTATCAAAGCGTTGGAAATGGTCTGAGAGGAAAGTACGGACGTTTCTTGCCTTTCTGAGAAGAGAGAACATGATAACTCTTTCCAAAGAACAAGGAATGAATGTAATAACCTTGGTAAAGTACAATGAGTATAATGGCTCAGAGTCTGACACAGTAAGTGACACAAGCAATGACACAATGAGTGACATAAATATCATTCAGGAAATCAATAATTTACGGATGCAAGTGACACAGCTAATGACACAAGTGGCGACACAGCAGGTGACACACCCTGCCAAAGAGCCAGAAAAGCGACACACGGGTGACACAAAGCAAATAAAGGAGAAGAATATTATTAAAGAAACTACTACTAACGTAGTAGCAAAGAAAGACGCGGCTAAAGCCGCTACTCTCTCTAGGAAAGAATCCTTCTACCAGTCGTTAGTCCCTTATGTCAGTCAGTACCCGAAAGAAATGATTCGGGCTTTCTTCGATTACTGGAGCGAGCTTAACAAGTCAGAAACCAAGATGCGCTATGAACTGGAAAAGACCTGGGAGCTTCCAAGACGGCTGGCGACCTGGGCCAGTCGTGAGAAAGTGCCTTCAAAAACAGATGTAGGCATAGTTCTGAAGGATAATTCACCGGGAAAATACAAGAAAGGCTGGTAAACATGGAACAGATAAATTTTCAACAGACAATCGAACGGCTCAAAGATACGGGTTTCTCCCCTATTCCTAACGTCGTAAAGATAACCGTTCCGGATGCCAAAAGAGTTCTCTGGGCCGGTATCAGGTACTTCACTGGAGAAAATGCCAGATGGCTTCCTGAGTACGAAGAAGTGGCAGGCTGGCTGGCCGGCAATGAAGGTCGCGGACTTCTGTGTTTCGGCAACTGCGGACGCGGAAAGACCCTTATCTGCGGAAAGATTCTTCCTTTGGTTCTTAACCATTACTGCCGCAAGGTGGTAAGCTGCTACGATGCACAGCAGATGAATGCAGATTTAGACGCTGTGAAGCAAAAACACATCATCTACGTTGACGATATAGGAACAGAGAATCTTAGCGTCAAATACGGCGAAAAAAGGCTTGCATTCGCTGAGCTGGCAGACGAAGCCGAGAAGAAAGGAAAGCTTCTTATCCTGACCACCAATCTCACGATAGACGAGCTGAGAGAGAAATATGGGGAAAGAACCATTGACCGGCTGAGGGCGATAACGAAAACCGTCCTCTTCAGCGGTGAAAGTCTGAGAAAATGATATGAAAATCACAATCAACTGGGTAACTCGTGACTGGAACCTGATCAGGAGGTTACGTGAGAAATACCGTCTCCCACAATACATGAACGTGAACGGACTCACAGAAGCAGAGGTTGACGAGGAGACATTAAGCAATCTCCGCAAGGGTGAGCCAAAGTATTTAATCATCAGAAAAGTAGAGAAATGACAAGACAAGAATCAGAAAGAAAGCTCAATGAACTGAGAAAGAAGTATATCGCCTTGATTTCATCCATGAACTTTGCCAAAGCACAGAAAATCAAGAACAAGATTGACTCCCTTGAAAGAGAGGTGGAACCGCATTCCTTGGGAGAACTTCTTCAGGACTATACCCCGGAGTTCAAGGTAGAAATGCTTCGCAAGATGCACAAGCTGTTCATCTATTCAGACTTACTTGAGGGTGCGGCACTGGAGTTCCAGTCTGAACTTGAATCAAACGGAATAGATGCTCAGGTAGTTTTTCAGGTGAAACGCGTACTGAAAGAACTGAGAAGCATAGTACGAATACCGGATGAAGAGAAAAACGCTTCATTGTCTGACAACTTTGCCGGGATGTGTGATGAAGCCGGACTTGTAGTGAGTAACATAATCAACAAATATCTTGCAAAATGATAACGGAAAATGACCCAATGCTTCCACGTAAAGTGGATTTGGAGAAGAACCCTTCTGGAACCGAACTGAAAATCGCCCAGCAGCGTGAACGTGAAAAGCATGGAAGATATGTTTCGGTTCCTGGAGACAAAACGTATACACGTATTTTCGTGCGTGATGGTGAGGATGCGGAAAAGAAGATAGCCACATACTTAGAAAGAATCAACAACCGGCCTCAAAAATGGAACTGATATGGAAGACGTAAATAAAAAAATATTTATAGAATACGTATCCCACTTGTATAGTACCGATAAAAGCTATGAAGTTATTGGTAAAAGCATTAAAGCTGTAAAGTTATTCCTTGAAAGTGATTATCAGGTGAACCGTAAAGGATACAAGGCTTATATCAGAGAAAATGCAGTTGAATTATCTGATAAGCCATACATTAAAGATGCTCTATGTGGGTTCCTTAATTTTCTTGGTATTGGATATTCACGCACACGAAAGGAGAAATCAGTTAAACCTCTGGAGAAGCTAAGCGATGTTTCTGAAAAGAACATGAAACTGATGAATGAATTTGTGTATTACCTTACGCAGGATGAAGATTACTCTCCACACACTCTTGAAATATATTCATTTTCAATTAAGAAATATTTCGAATACGCCAACGAGGTATCAGTTGACAATTACAAGCGTTTTGTACGGATGCTGGAGGATGAGGGATTGTCTCCCAGAACAATACGCCTACGAATTACCGCACTTGAACGTTTCAGCAAATGGATGAAAAAGCCAATAGAGTTGAAGCGCCCGAAGTTCAAGAAGGAGTTGAATACGGAGAATGTTCCGACAGAAGCCGAATACAACCGGCTGCTTGAGTATTTGAAAACTTGTCCTAACAGGGACAGGTACTTCTTCATCAAGATACTGGCTACAACCGGGGCGAGGGTAAGCGAGTTCTTCCAATTCAAATGGGAGGACATCCTTTCCGGTGAAGTCACTCTAAAGGGAAAGGGAAACAAGTACCGGAGATTCTTTTTCAGCAGGCAGTTACAGGCGGAAGTAAAAGCATACGTAAAGGAGAGTCACAAGACTGGATATGTCGCAGTAGGTAAGTGCGGAAGGTTGACACAGAGAAGCTTGTGCCAATCAATGAAAGACTGGGGCGATAAGTGCGGAATAGATAGAAGCAAGATGCATCCTCATGCTTTTCGGCATTTCTTCGCTAAAATGTATCTGAAAAAGAACAATGACGTGGTACAGTTGGCAGACCTTTTAGGACACGGAAGTATTGATACGACAAGAATTTATTTACAGAAAAGTTATGACGAACAAAAAAAAGAATTTAATCGAAGCGTTGTATGGTAGCTTCATGTTCATGGATAACCTTCCGGAATTGATAGACCGGGAAAACATTTACGATGAGACCGGACATGTGGATTTGGAGTTTATGACTGCAATCCTGCAATGGATGTCAAGGATGGCAGAAATAAGTGTGAAAGTACAGAAGTCGTTGAACCGTCTGTTGGGGTGTGACGAACTGGAGCAGAACAACAAGCGCAATAAGGATGATTCTGGAAGTAAATGGAGTGTTGAGGATATTCTTAAACATTGTACGCTTGAAAATAATGTGATGAAACTTCCTCAAGTACAATTTAATAAGAAATCATACGCAGAAGCTAAAAAATGGATTGAAGAAGCCGGAGGTAGCTGGATGGGTGGCAAGGTGCAAGGATTTACATTTCCATTTAATGCAGAACGAGTATTCAATATTCTTCATGAAGGTAAGCGGTGCAATTTACAGCAGGACTTCCAGTTTTTTGCAACACCTCCAGAAGTAGCCGACTGGCTGGTTATGTTGGCCGGTGGTGTGCACGATGATGAAAAGGTTCTGGAACCCAGTGCTGGTACTGGTGCTATCATAGATGCGATTCATCGAAGCTGTCCGGACGTAATTGTAGATTGCTATGAACTTATGCCTGAGAATAAAGAAATTCTATCGAAAAAGGATAATATACGTATTCTTGGAGATGACTTCACGAAGTGTGATATTGCACAGTATGATAAGATTATAGCAAATCCACCATTCAGTAAAAATCAGGACATTCGGCATGTAAGGCGTATGTATGAGTGTTTAAATCCCGGCGGTGTCCTGGCTGCAATAACTGGTCCTCACTGGGAATTTGGAAGTGAATCTGAGTGTAAGGATTTTAGACAATGGCTGGAGGATAATGGAGGGAAGAAATTCGAGATTGAAGAAGGCACTTTCAAGGAAAGCGGAACTGGAACTAAAACTATAGCAATAGTAATTAATAAGTGAGATGGGAAAGTTAAAAGTGTATTATGGATGGGCAAAGATAGGTAAGATTCGCAAGAAACGTGCAATATCTGTCATATTCGAGAATGAATGGCATGGTTGCAGGAGCGACCGAGGACAAAGGATTTTGAGAGCAGCCCAGGAAACAGTAATAGAGCGATACCAGGATGCGGAAGAAGAGAAAGCTGCAAAGGATTGTAGCCGGATATTTACTGAATACAGCTTGTTCTTTGACGAAAAGCCAATAAACGGAAGCCTTAACAAGATACTCCAAATGAACAGTGAGGCTGATAAGAAACATGTATCTAAAGAAATGCGTGATAAGATTGCTGAAGCCTTACGGAAAGCTTTTATGCAGACGAATCGCAAATACAGAGAACCAGGTTGGCAACAACTTGAATTGAGCTTTGAATGATATGGGAAAGCAAGAAAGTTTGAGTGATTATTATCAGTTCGCAAAGGATTTGGCCAAAGCTGAAAAGGAGCTGAAAATCGAGAATTGGGTGCAAATCAGCATCTGCTACGGTTACGGCCATCAATCTGTCACCCTATACACCTACGACCTTCCTCGTGAAGTGTACGAAAGAAGGATGTGGGTAATCAGATGGAGGGTGGCCAGACTGCAATGCCAGTATCCGAGGAATGATGTGTACACTTCTTTTTACTACTACGACAAGCGTTCAGGAGAGTCGCTTGAGGTGAGTTCCTGCCTATCTAAACTGATTTCTGCAAAAGCCCAGATAACAAAAGCAGAACGCAGGATGAATGAATACATAGAACACAACCGTAAGAACAATCTGTTCTTTGACGAGAACACGGATGAGGAGCTGGTTAAGTTTAGAGAGAAACTGGAGCGCAAGAAAATCGAGTGTGCTGAGTGTGAGAAACGATTAGAATTATTAGTTGAAAGAAGGAGAAATAATCAATGAAAGAAACTCAACTGTCTTTAAACTTGGATTATGGAATTAGTAAAGAACAGGCTTGCATCCTTTGTCATTTATCCTCTGAGTGCGCAGGATGCTGTGTGAAATGCAAGGCTGAGAATAAAAGCGGAACTTGTCAAGGGCAGAATTGTTCAATTCCATCCAGAGACCATGACGGACAAAGGTGGAACGCATGGATGCACATTGTTTCTACTTCGCTTCCTGAACTCAAACGATTTATACCAGTGAAATACAGAAAACATTTAAAAACAAAAAAGTGATATGGCAAACATTGTAAAATTGACCGGATGCAAGGAGGTTTCGCATGATATATATGCTTACTTCACTTGTGATGCTGAAAAAGCATTGAAGGCTTTGGAACTTGAGATACCGTGTACTGGAGCAAATAGCACTGGAGCATACAACATTTACTTTAATGATGTGGGAGAAATTATCTGTGAGTACATGACGTTCTGCGTTACACGTGAGTTTAAGAAGGTTTCATCCATACAGGATGCTGTTGAATGGATGGATAAGAAAATGAATGGAAATGAGTAAAACAAAACTATATTACCTGTTCCTGGCAGTCATGTGGTGGCTGCTGGGATAGGTGGAAAGGAGGAGCTATGAAACAAGTAAAAGTGAAAATTGAAACAACTGTTGAAACCATGTTAGGCGATAAGCCTGTTAATGAAGTTCTTGGTGATATTGCAGATATATGTCACACATCATTGGAATACTCAACATCAAAAAATGAAGGGTGTGAGACACTCTATGAGGACCAAGAATATGAAGATTACAGAAATGACATGGAGGACAGGGTGTCTGTTCTTGAAGGAGCACTTTTTCGCATATTGGATTTACTGGAGGATTAAAAAAAGACTGCCCTAGAATTAGAGCAGTCTTTAAGTGTGGGCAGATAGGGAATCGAACCCCTTGTAGCGCTATTAAATTTCAGGTCATGAAGTTCCAGCTCATTTCATTCAAAGTCGAGTACTGCCCAGCGTGCTACAAACCCACCTCTTTAAAAGTTTTCCAAAACTATCCATATCGTTTAAGTTTTTTATGAAATTATACGCGCTAATCTCAGCCATTGCAAACTGGAAAAAGGTAGGCAATGAGCAACCAAAAGAATGGACTGAAATCAAGCATAGCCCTACGTTTAACCTTGATTATAGCGCAAATATAATGTTTGAATTTAAAAATAACAAAAAATGAAAGCAATATCCATCAAACAGCCGTGGGCGAGCCTAATCGCTCACGGTATCAAAGACATCGAGAACCGGACTTGGAAGTGTCCTCAGAAGTACATTGGACAAAGAGTGCTAATACATGCAAGTAACAGTAAGGGAGTAGGTTGGATAATGAACAGTGAGCAAAGAGTACAAATTCTAGTTCATCCTTCAGAATTAGCAGGTGTAGACTGCAACAAGTTACCTCGTGGTGTCATTATCGGCAGCGTGGTAATAGCTGACTGCGTACAGAACCATCCTTCAGTCTGGGCTGAGAAAGGTTGCTGGAACTGGGTGCTGAAAGATGCAGTACTATTTGATAAGCCGATTCAAAATGTGAAAGGAAAACTTGGTTTTGGGGAGTATAAAATAAAAGTTCCAGTTTCCTTTATCCTTAATTCCGCAACATAATTGATAATTATTTTTATAAGTTCCTGAGCAACATTTTGTTGCCCAGGTTTTTGCCATGTCAGCGTT